TGACAGCGTTCTGTACTTCAGGGGCCAGCTTGTCAAAAGTGACGTTCATCGGATCGGATTCAGTCTCAACCGGGACAAAAGAAGCAGACTCCTCATCCCAGCGGTTTTCCTGCATATATTCAGCATCCCATGAATCGAGGGCAGGGCGGGGTATGCCAGGTTTATCCTCGCAGACAATAAATTTATAAGCGCAGTCCTGAGCAGCCGGATAATGTTCCAGGAATTGCCAGTGAAATTTTGCTCGAGCACGGCGTTCGTCGCCAGCTTCAATGGCTGTGGCTACAGCCACAGCGCCTTCTTCCCTTGTTGCCAGTTCGTCAGGAATAGCGGCGCAAATAAAGACTTTACTCATTTGTTTTAACCTCATGACAGATTTAAGGATGAACAAATCCCTGCCATTGTTGGCATATAAGAATGAAACCGGATATTTATTACGGAACTGTTTTAAAGACCTGCCGGGATTTCGATATTATCCTGGTGAATAACTTTATCGACCGGGTAACAGTTACCGGGAATTTTCTGTTCGGTTGCTGCAGTCATACACTCCTGCATTGTCCTGTGAACACTGACTGCAATATCAACTGGCTCTCCGGAAACAAGAAAAACTGTCAGAACAAGCACAAATGCTGAATTCATTGTGCACATCCTTTTGGCATCAGACGTAAACGAGCCAGCATTGAAACAATGCATATTTTATTTAATAGCTCCCGTTCTTGTTTTCTCTTGTTAATGGCATCTTCAGTAAATACTGGGTTACTGATAGTGACACCAATTTCAAAACAACCTTCAGACGTATTAACGTTTGGTAATAACGTTTTCATTATCGCGTCCTCAACAATGAATTTTGTGATGCAGTGCCTGGTGCCTCCAGGTGACGTTAACCAGTTAACAATTAACGCCGGATACAGAGAATCCACCCATAACACTGTTTTTGGTTTTAACTGTTCCGCGTGCGCTCAGCCGCATTCACCACATCACAAAATTCACTTTAAAAAGGGCGGCAGAGCAGTCACGGAGTAAAACTGATACCGCCAAACGTCACCAGAAAATTGATAACAGAGGGCGTTGCAGCGGGGTTGTCACTTAAGCGTATGGTCAACCTGACAACCCGGTGTCCTCAACGGGGAAGGAATAACCCCGCCATACTTACCGCCGCGCCATTTCGCGGGTTGCCACAACCGGAAGCGCACGGTCGACGAAAATTTAACGACAGGCTATCTATGAACCAGCTACCTCGCCGTGCGCTTTCGCGTTATGGTCTGACTTTTCAGGGAAATATCCTTTCAGTAAACTGTCAGTTCCGGATGCGCACCCGTGTCCGGCGCACGCACTCCACCTCACCCGTGGAGAACTCCTTAATTACTAACCTTAGCTTTGTTGATTAGCTACTAACGCGGGTATGTAATCATTCTGGCAATGCTTAATGCCGCTGCTTTTTCCAGATTGGTGATATCCTGCTCCAGAGCGGACAGATTTTCAGCCTGCTTAGCCCTGGCTTCATTGGCCCATTTCAGATCCTGCGCTGCATTAATTTTCTGGCGCATCCACTCATAAAGTTCATCATCGGTATAGTCTGGCGCGATGATGACGGGTTCTCGTTTCTGCATGTCGGCTCCTTGTGGTTAGCGTTGCCTGCTTTTAACCACGTCAGGCGAGGTGGTATCCTCTGAGGGGTCTGTTACTCGAGAGGAAATTGGTTATGAGTACAATCAAGTTTTCTTGCCCAGAATGTGGTGGCGAAGTCTTTGACACATCCTTTAAGCCGCAGGGCTCTGACAGTTTCGCGGGAGCCATCTGCAAAAATTGTGGTCACCTTGTAACTGAAGATGAGTCCTCGCAGTTCGATGACGAAATCGTTGACAATATCTTCGGTGCACTCACCAGAGACTTTCTGAAGTAAAGGCGCATACCGCTTAGTTACCGCTCTGATAATTCTTACCTGTCCGGCAATGGCGCTGATGTCAATATAAAGCGCCATTGCTGCTTCTTTGCCGATCCCGGGATGCCTTCCATTCTGATGTTTGACTTCGCCCACTGAGAAATCCTCTGTTTCCCCTTAACGCCGGGGTAGCGGAACAAAAACCTGCTGCATAGTTATTAAAGTTGAACCCTGCCGTCATGTTCTTACGCCTCGGGCTGGCTACTTAACCCCTGACCACTGCCTGGTAACTCGAAGTATTGCCCTGCATTCTGTGGGGCGGGGTGGGTTGGTATGCCGTTAAGGTAACAAGAGTTACCTTTCGAGTCAATACGATGTTGCAAAAGGTACATTTGAGGGCGTGAAAAACCCGCAATGAATGCGGGTTCTGACTCAGTCTAAGTATTGATGTATTTGTGAAACTTTACCTTTAATGGTGTAACCACCATTCAGTTCGATGGGTTTGTAAAGCGGATTCAGTGACAACAGATAGATGTTTGGTCCGTCAATCGCAACTTTTTTTAGTGTTACGTTTGGCGTTCCTTCCAATTGGATTAAGATTATTTTTCCCACCAGTTCTCTAATGTTACTTGAGCATGGTGTGATCAGCACGGTAGATCCATCGGGGATGGTTGGGAGGCCGTTAGAGTTTGTCATCGCATCTCCCTCAACATGCAATAAAAAAGAGTTTTCAGCGGTTTTTGTCATGACATCAACCCAATTCTTAATGCCAGGAATCTCGGTTACTGGACAACTCATATCCCAATAACCAGCCTGTTCCCACGTTAAAACGGGCAACCGGGCGATGTTGTCACTAATGTAAAGATACTGATTCAGACGCAGATCATCGGTTTTATCGTGACCGTCCTTTCCATAAAGAATCCATTCAGGAGATTTGGAAAGCAATTTTGACAGTAGATGCAAATTCTCACCGTCAGGTTTTGAAGAGCCATTTTCCCATTTTGTTACGGATACACGAGATATGCCGATTGCTTTCGCAACCTGCTGTTGGGTTAATCCAACGTCTTTTCGACGATTCCGAATACGTTCGCTGATAGTGTTTTTCATGTAACCAATGTTACTACCAAGTGATGTTGCTATGGTTGACATTGCTATGTAACTATTGTTACCCTCCTGCTCGAAATAACAGGAGAGTTTTATGTTCAAAGATGATGTTCTGCGCTATTTCAAAAAAAAGCGACTAGTAGCTGAGGCTCTTGGAATTTCACATGTGGCTGTTGTGCGGTGGAAAGCAGTTATTCCCAAACTTCGCGCAATGGAACTGGATGAAATTACTAACGGTGAATTGAAATACAACCCAGAACTTTACAAGAAGCAGGATAGCACCTCGAACGAAGGAAAGAATGATTCATGAAAATCAAGCATGAACACATCCGCATGGCGATGAATGCCTGGGCGCATCCGGACGGCGAAAAAGTACCGGCTGCGAAAATTACCAAAGCGTATTTCGAGCTGGGAATGACGTTCCCGGAACTGTATGACGACAGCCATCCGGAAGCCCTGGCTCGCAATACCCAGAAAATTTTCCGCTGGGTAGAGAAAGACACCCCTGATGCAGTTGAAAAAATTCAGGCGTTGTTACCAGCGATCGAAAAGGCAATGCCACCTTTGCTGGTGGCCAGAATGCGCAGCCACAGTTCAGCTTATTTTCGGGAGCTGGTGGAGACGCGGGAGCGACTGGTGAGAGACGCTGATGATTTTGTCGCAGTGGCAATCGCCGGTTTCAATCAGATGAACCGTGGTGGCCCGGCAGGAAATGCTGTGGCAGTGCATTGAGTGATAATAGCCATATCGAATCGCTTCCGGCAACTCGTGAGTAAAAAGATTCGGTATCAGAAGAGGTGAGTATGGCTAACGCCTGGCTCAGATTATGGCATGACATGCCAAATGACCCTAAGTGGCGAACAATTGCCAGGGTGTCAGGGCAGCCAATTGCAACAGTGATGGCAGTGTATATCCACCTCCTGGTGAGCGCGTCACGAAATGTCACGCGAGGTCACATTGATGTCACGACAGAAGATTTGGCAAGTGCGCTCGACGTGACAGAAGAGGTAATTGATTCAATTTTGCAGACGATGCAGGGGCGGGTACTTGATGGTGATTTAATCACTGGATGGGAAAAACGCCAGGTGCTTAAAGAGGACAACGGCAATATTTCGCAAACCGCAAAATCTCCTGCAGAGCGCAAGAGGGCGCAGCGAGAGAGGGAAAGAAAGCGGGAACAAAATGGCGATTGTCACGGCGCGTCACGAAATGTCACGCACATGTCACGACGAGTCACGACAGATAAAGATACAGATAAAGATACAGATCAAGAAGATCAAAACACTATGGTCCATGGCGTAAAAAACGCCACGAACCAGGCAGGGGATGTTCAGACCGTCAATCCTGGTCAGCCAGCAGGCACGACACCGGAAGCCGATTCAGCGTATGCGCTGAAAGCCGATTCGGGCGCTGTGCAGCAGGTGATGACCCCAAGGCCGGAGCAATCACACCAACTGCAGCAGCCTGAAGCCGATTCCGCCATTCAGCGGAAAGCCGATCGGGTAGTCCCGGAAAACACCGGGCTGTCTGTGGGACGAGTGGATTATCCGGATGCGTTCGAACAGGTCTGGCGGGAGTACCCGTTGCGTGCCGGAGCAAACCCGAAGAAATCCGCTTTCAGTGCCTGGAAGGCCAGATTACGCGAGGGGGTGCCACCAGAGGCCATGCTGGATGGCGTGAGGCGTTACGCAAGATACTTGGCGGCTACCGGGAAAACGGGAACGGAATTTGTTCAGCGAGCGACGACGTTTTTTGGACCGGACCGGAATTTTGAGAACCCCTGGTTGCTCCCGGTAAGCGGCACGAACAACCAGCGTTGTGTGAATCATATTTCTGAACCGGATAACGAAATTCCGCCGGGCTTCAGGGGGTAAGTGTTAATTTCTGGTCATGAGGTAATTTTCAGGAGGGCTTGTGGCAAAAGTTTTTACACAAGAAGAGCGGGAAAAAATTAAAGGACAGGTTGTTGAACTCGTACGCCAGAGTGGGCGTGAGACGTTACGGCAACTGGAAGTCAAGACAGGTGCGACAAGATATCTGATGAGCGTTCTCGCAAGAGAGCTGGTTGCCAGCGGCGATGTATACAACTCTGGTTACGGGTTATTCCCGTCTGAACAGGCGCGTAAGGACTGGCAAAATGCCCGTAAAAAGCTCTCAAGGGCAAAGCTGAAGAAACCATCTGCGGTTGATCCGGACCTTATCTGGCCATTACCTGACGGAGAAATACGTCGCTACGACAGGCGTCAGAACATAATCTGTCGCGAGTGCCGGAAGAGTGAAGTTATGCAGCGCATATTGTCGTTTTATCAGGGTGATGTTCGGTATTTATTGAAGTGACGAGATTAAAGTGCATTAGTTCAGATGCAAATTGACATTTTGTGGCACAGGGTAGAGCTAGCGTGGTTGTCCGCTTTGTGCCAACAGCGGACATTATAGATGGTATATGTAGAAAGTGAACATGCGTAGATTGTATGATTTAGCCGTCACTTAATTATTGGATAACTCACACAAGTATGACCGTTGCTTATCGCATACATTTGGTTTCCCTTAAGATTTACAAATGGAAATGTCGTATACTCATAATTTATAGAGGTCATATTAAATGTAAGGAATTTATCCTCAAGTTCTAATTTTGTAGAGTGGGCAGGGTATGTTCCTTCATTTTTCATTGTGATAATAAAACCGATAGGAAAAAAATGTAAAGCACAAATAAATGCCACATGTCCTTCGTTCATAAATGCTACACTTTGAGCGGATATGTGCATTCTGTGTGGGTAAAACCAGTAGTAAATATCATGAGTTTCCTCAAAACTTGAATTTTTACCCAAAACATAATCCTTTAAAGGTGTATAGAAGGGGCTATCTACGGGTTCTTTTTTACAATCTTCAACTGAAGTTGCTGATAGCACGTGCCCAATCATAGCCTTAGTGAAAGATATGCTATCAAAAGGTATTCTAATGAATGGATATACATTCATACCATTCATATATCGACTTAACTGTTCTTTAAAGGACTTTGTTACATTTTCAATTGCAACATCGAGCCCACCTAATACCTTATTGTTACAGTGGCTGCAAATGGTTCTGAAATAAGAGCCATTTTTAGCATTTAATGGTTTAACTGGTTCCTGAATACCAAAAAATTCGCTAACTGTTTTCTGCAAAACAGGGCCTAAGGTTATGGCGCACTTTGGAGGAACATGATCTTTTGTGAGCAAGCCATATTTCCCACAAATATTGCAATAACCTTCAGTAATGCCATTGTGCTTCCATCGTTCACTAATTTTCGTCATTTTTATTCCCTCAGTAGCATAAGCTATCTATACGTTTTTTAATCCTATCAAAGATACAACTTAACGTCAGGAAAATGATAGTGTTTATCTAAGTAATACAATTAACTTCAACGCGTGACAGTCTGCTTTTCGCTCAAAGCGGACTAGAAGGTTAGCTTGCGTCGGACTTGGCGTATTTAAAGAAGTGCTGGTGGTGACTGGTTGTTGTGTTCCATTTCTACAGAACAAAATCACAGAAACTATACCCAATAGTTGTATCTCATCAATGATGAGACAGCCTCATATTTATCAGAACTGGTGTACGTCCAATACAGGAGGTTGTCGTGCTGGTTCTCAAATGTGCGCTGGCTATTGCAGCTGTAATGGCAATTTATTGTCTTGCTGTTGTTCTTATGGATCGCTTTTCTGATTGATTTTATATTGGCGAGGTAACGGGAGTTAAGTAGAATGGCTGCGGGTGCTTGAGGCTATCTGTCTCAGGCATGAACACCAAAGGCAGATAGAGAAAAGCCCCAGTTAACATTACGCGTCCTGCAAGACGCTTAACATTAATCTGAGGCTCAATCTATGAACGGCAAATCTAGGTTAGCCTCTTACGTGCCGAAAGGCAAGGAGAAGCAGGCTATGAAGCAGCAAAAGGCGATGTTAATCGCCCTGATCGTCATCTGTTTAACCGTCATTGTGACGGCACTGGTAACGAGGAAAGACCTCTGCGAGGTACGAATCCGAACCGGCCAGACGGAGGTCGCTGTCTTCACAGCTTACGAACCTGAGGAGTAAGAGACCTGGCGGGGGAGAAATCCCTCGCCACCTCTGATGTGTCAGGCATCCTCAACGCACCCGCACTTAACCCGCTTCGGCGTTTTTTCCGTTGATTAACTCTAGTTATTAGAGAACCGAACTTTTATTGATGGGGCAGGGAGATGAAGAAACTTGTTTTAGTCGCAGGTGTAATGATTGCAACAGTAATGTTGGGAGGGTGTGCAGCAAAGATCGATCCAGCGTTGAAAGCAGAAGCAATGAAGCCACTAACATGTAATGATGAAAAGCAATGTGACTTTTATTGGAAACGAGCGCAATTCTGGTTGGCTAATAATTCCTCATGGAAAATTCAAACGGCGACAGACACGCTAATTTCCACTTATAATCCCTCTCCAAATAGTCCATTCCTCGCTTATCAAGTGAGTAAAATGCCAAATGAAGATGGATCCTCAAGAATTTTCATCAAGCCTTTTTGCGATAATATGTTTGGCTGTCAACCAAACCCCTATCAGGCAGTTGTTTCCTTTAAAAACTTCGTTAAAACAGGGCAGTAGTGTATAGCTTGGACGATAAATTATTAGTGAAAACGCCGTAAACCCTCACCCAATGTGGACTAAGCCTATCAAACATGACTGTGATGATTAGTCCGTAGTTGTTGCCTATGAAATCTGGATTGAGTCAGGGTTTAATCCAATAATTATTCTATCGTTCCTTTACAAGTCCGGTATATTACTTTCAGTTTGTTTTAGCATACCCGCTTCGGCGGGTTTTGTTTTTTCCTGGCATTCTGGTTTACAATTCGCACGCCAGCCTGAACAACTGGCACCTGCTGCGCCAGCAGAGACAACCGATGGCGCACGATACCAAATTACACAATTCTGATGATTCTGCCGTCTTTGCCAGCAGGCGCGGGCGGCGTTCCCGCACTTTCAAATCTGACTGGTTCCAGCATGACCCATGTACTGAAGAACAGGCCGAATGGCTAATTCATAACTATCGCAGACGCGGATACGAGATTAAGAAAGCCCTCAGCCTCGATTATCGTCACTGGATAATCTATGTCAGGCTCCCTTATTCCGAACGCCCACCGCGCCCATCCCGCACATACCAGCAACGGATCTGGAGGTAACGTGCGGATATTACTTCGACCTGTTCTGGTACCGGAACTTGGGCTGGTGGTCCTTAGGCCGGGCCGTGAATCCATGCAAGTATTTCATAACCCTCGAGTGCTGGTGGAGCCTGAACCGAAAAGCATGCGCGGTCTGCCGTCCGGAGTCGTCCCTGCCGTTCGCCAGCCGCTGGCGGAGGATAAATCATTACTGCCATTTTTCAGCGATGAGCGGGTGATTCGTGCTGCTGGCGGCGCTGGGGCACTGTCTGACTGGCTGTTGCGTCATGTCAAATCCTGCCAGTGGCCTCATGGTGACTATCATCACAGTGAAATCGTCATACATCGTTACGGTACCGGCGCGATGGTGTTGTGCTGGCACTGCGACAACCAGTTGCGTGACCAGACATCCGAATCACTCGGGCAGCTTGCTCATCAAAACCTGTCAGCATGGATGATTGACGTCATACGCCATGCAATGAATGGCACGCAGGAGCGGGAATTGTCGCTGGCTGAATTATCCTGGTGGGCGGTCTGCAATCAGGTGGCGGACGCGCTTCCGGAGGCAGTATTACGTCGTTCTCTGGGGTTACGTGCGGAAAAAATCCGCTCCTTGTACCGCGAAAGCGATATCGTACCGGGAGAGCAGACCGCCACCAGCATACTGAAGCAGCGCACAAAAAATCTTGCGCCGTTGCCTCATGCCCACCAGCAAAACCCGCCACAGGAAAAGACGGTGGTCAGCATTGCCGTTGATCCGGAGTCTCCGGTTCAGTATCTCCAGCGCCAGAAACCACAACGGGAAGAGATGCCTGTATACACGCGCTGGGTAAAAACGCAGAAATGCATGACGTGCGGTAATCAGGCAGATGATCCGCATCACATCATTGGTCATGGCCTGGGAGGTATGGGAACAAAGGCTGATGATTTGTTTGTTATTCCGCTGTGCCGTAAATGTCATAACGAACTGCACGCCGGGGTAAAAGATTTTGAAGAAAAACACGGCAGCCAGCTGTTGTTGCTGATTCGTTTTTTAATGCACGCGAG